TTATTGGTTCTTATGTAGGTCCAAACGAATTTAGAGGAATTTAATTATGGCATTACCAAAGAAAAAAGTTATACCACATTTACCACTAAAGTACCCAAAGACTTTATTAGCCAGACGACATGAAATGGCCGATATGATCTCTGAAGATGGTACTTTTCTACCAAAGTCACTTTTACATGCCGACTTGGATAGGGGGTTTTTAGATTTTGTTAAAGAGTCTTTACAAACTATTGTTGAGGGTAAAATCATACCTGTGGTAGATATTTTAATTACGTCTCAAAATTGGAGTCAGTTTGTTGAAACTTGGGATTTTCAAAACATAGATAAAAATGTCGAACCTCCTTTTATCACAATCATTAGAATTCCTGAAGTAAAATATGGTAATAATCCTGCCGTTACTTATAACATTCCAAATAGAAGGACGTATTATTACATGCAAGTCCCAACTTGGGATGGTAATAGACATGGTATGGACATTTATAAAATACCACAACCAGTGCCTGTTGATATTAAATTCACTGTTGCAATAGTTTGTAATAGAATGAGAGAAATTAATAAATTCAATCAAATTGTTAACCAAACTTTCGCTTCAAGACAAGCATACCAAGTAATCAAAGGTCATTATATCCCAATTATAAATGACGGAATAACTGATGAATCAGTTATGGATATTGATAAAAGAAAATATTATATCCAAAAGTACGATTTTACAATGATGGGGTTTTTAATGGATGAAAATGACTTCCAAGTTTCACCTGCAATATCAAGAACATTTACAATGTTTGAGACGGACTTTACAACAAAAAGAAAACAACCTAAAAGACCTGAACCAAATATACCTAAAGAAACTGTTTTGGAATATGTACAATCAGGAACAACAGATCAAACATTATTTGATTACACTTGTGATTTAAATCTTATTGAATCAACAAACATCTCAAGTTTCCAAGTATACATTAATGATTTCTACTATGGGGTAGACCAAGATTATATTCAAATTAATACGGGGGATGAATTAAAAATTGATATAACCCCAACAGATATTACACAACCATCAAAGTTAGTGTTTACTGAAAAGTTAATTTAATTTTCACCGTAGATATCTTTTTTTTCCACACATTTTTCTAAAATTAAGTTCTCTAAAAACTTGTACATTTTAATCCCTCTTTTATCGCAGTATTTTTTAAGAACCTCATGAACTTGAGAGTCTATCTTTAGATTTTTTATTTTCTTTTTAGTGTCAGACATAAAGTATGAAAAAAGGCAGAATTAAATCTCACCAAAATATAAATACTTTTTAATATGTAAAGTTTTTACAAAAACATCTAATATTTATAAGAAAAAATAAAATAAAAAAAATTCCAAAAAATTAACTATGGCTACTTCAACAAACAGTAAAGTTTTTGTATCACCAGGTGTCTACACTTCGGAGGTTGATTTAAGTTTTGTTGCACAAAGCGTTGGGGTTACGACTCTTGGTATAGTTGGTGAAACAATTATCGGTCCTGCATTTGAACCGATTTTTATTACTAATTACGATGAGTTTACCACTTATTTTGGTGGTGTATCCCCAGAAAAATTTGTCAACACTCAAATCCCGAAATATGAAGCTGGATATATTGCAAAGGCTTACCTACAACAATCTAACCAATTATTCGTAACAAGAATACTTGGTTTATCAGGTTACGACGCCGGACCATCTTGGTCAATAATAACCACAGCTAACGTTGATTGTTCAACAATCGATGTATACTGTTTATCAGGGGCTACGATTGATTGTATACCTGTATGTCTTTCAGCAAAAACAGAAACATTCATTATTCCTTTTACGGCTTGTTCAAATTCAGTAACAACTGTAGAATTTCAAGGAACGTTCCCTTGGGAAATTGGTAATATTTTAAATAACCCTTACACAACTCAAGACGGAGGAACTTCAACTATTGGTACTCAATTACAAGATTTAGTTTTTGATGTAATAACAAACCCAACACCTATCATTGCTGAAGATCATACAATTTATTATTTTGGTTCAATTGAAGATTCTGAATACGCAACATTAGGCACAATCTTCACTGCATCAACAAATGTTTATGGTGTACCTAACGTAGGGTTTAGTGCAAACACACTTTGTTCAGGATTTAATGATCCTTGGTATTACTCGCAATTTGAGCACGAACCAAATGATTTTGGGTATTCAGGATACTCATTCTTTGGTATTGTACAAAATTTACAAAACTTATACCCAACTCCAACGGCAACACCGATAGCATCGGTTACGCCAACACCAACACCTTCACCACAAAATCCGTGTATTACTCCTTCCGCACACGTAAACCCAACACCAACACCTTCACCAGTTCCGTTGAATTGTTATTCGGGTGAATTACATCTGAAAGTTTATTACTATACAGGTACTTCATATACTCAATATGATAATGTAGTTGTTGGTACTTGGAGATCTAGAGGTATTTCTTATTACAATAGTTCAGAAAACCCAACTTATGAAGTTACAGGAATTACAGATGTTAATATCGATATGACAGGACAATACTCTTCAGTATTGAAAAACCCATACGAGCCGTTTGCAATTAACTGTACTAACAGATATGGACAGAACTACACATTTGAAACTTCATTCTCACAAAATGATACAAACTATGTTACTAAAGTATTCGGTATTACTAACTTCCAAAAACCACGTTTAGAAGTTCCATTATTCTGTGAAGAAAGATTCCAATCTTGGTTGAACTATTCTTGGAAAAAAGGATACATTAGAGGTTTGAACCCTAATTTAATTAAATTAGATTCTGCACAAAGTGGAAATGTTCATTCTATTGGTTGGTACTTAGATAGATTCCAAACACCAAATTCTCCTTGGGTTGTGTCTGAATTGCGTGGTAACAAAGTTTACGACTTATTCAAATTCTATACAGTTTCTGATGGTGACGGTGCAAACACATTAATTAAAGTTTCAATTTCAGATGTTTCATTTGCTAACGGAACATTTACAGTTCTTGTAAGAGATTACTTTGATACAGATTCTAATCCTGTTGTCTTAGAGAAATTTACAAACTGTGGAATGGATCCTGGACAAAACAGTTTCATTGGTGTTAAAATTGGTACATTAGACGGTGAGTATGCATTGAATTCAAAATACATAATGATTGAAATCAGTGAAGACGCTCCAATTGACGCACTTCCTTGTGGATTCAACGGATTTAACTTTAGATCATATCAAGGAGCTCAATCTCCATTCCCAATTATCAAGGCTAAATACGATTATCCAGGTGAAGTTATTTGGAATCCACCATTTGGTTTAGGAACTGGTGTTGATGATATCATTGTAAGTAGTGGTGATAATATCAGACGTACTTACTTAGGTATTGGTAACTTCTATGGATGGGATCCAAATTATTATGAGTATATTGGTAAGAGAAATCCAAACAATACTTGTGATATTGATGGTATTGATTGGAATTATAGATCGGCTGGTTTCCACATGGACAAAAATGCATCAGGTATTACAATCGGAGCTGCGTTCAGTACAAGTGGCGATCCAAGATTTATCTGTGGTAGCTCAACATTTGACCAAGAACCACAATTACCAACTAACGATTACTATAGATTATTCTCACGTAAATTTACATTGTTAGTACAAGGTGGATTTGATGGTTGGGATATCTATAGAGAACACAGAACAAACTCTGATAGATTCGAATTAGGTAGAACTGGTTACTTGTACGGGGCTTGTCCTGACAACAGATATCCAAACGCAACAGGTTGGGGAGCATTCAAACAAATTGCGATTGGCGACGGAACTCAAGATTTCGCAAATACTGACTTCTACGCTTACTTATTAGGTCAACAAACATTTGCAAACCCTGAAGCAACTAACATCAATGTGTTCGTAACTCCAGGTATTGATTTCGTAAATAATAGTAACCTTGTTGAGAGAGCGATTAACTTGATCGAGTTCAATAGAGCGGATTCATTATATGTTACAACTTGTCCTGACTATAATCTATTCTTACCAACAACTACTGGTGTTGACGGTTTAATTTACCCTCAAGAAGCTGTTAACTTGTTGGAAGATAGTGGAATTGACTCTAACTATACTGCAACTTACTATCCTTGGGTACTTACAAGAGATACTGTAAATAATACACAAATCTATATCCCACCGACTGCTGAGGTTACAAGAAACTTAGCGTTGACTGATAACATCGCATTCCCTTGGTTCGCAGCTGCAGGTTATACTCGTGGTATTGTTAACTGTATCAAAGCACGTAAGAAATTAACACAAGAAGATAGAGACGTACTTTATACAGGTAGAATCAACCCAATCGCAACATTCTCAGACGTAGGATGTGTAATTTGGGGTAACAAAACTCTTCAAATCAGAGAATCTGCATTAGACAGAATCAACGTAAGAAGATTGTTACTACAAGCACGTAAGTTGATTTCAGCGGTTTCTGTAAGATTGTTGTTCGAACAAAACGACGCACAAGTTAGACAAGACTTCTTAAATGCTGTTAATCCAATCTTGGATTCAATCAGAAGAGACAGAGGTTTATATGACTTTAGAGTTACAGTTTCAAGTGATCCTCAAGATATCGATAGAAACCAAATGACAGGTAAAATCTATATCAAACCAACGAGATCATTAGAGTTCATAGATATTACATTCTTCATTACTCCAACAGGGGCATCGTTTGAGAATATCTAAAATAAAACCTAAAAATGGAAAAGGAGGTCATAGACCTCCTTTTTTTTTATGTGATAATATTTATTAATATGAATTATAGAAAATTTGTTAAAGAAATTATATCTGAAATTATACAAGATCAGATGAAACCAACGATGAAGTATTATGCTTTTGATTGGGATGATAATCTTATGTATATGCCAACCAAAATTTATTTGAAGGATGATAATGGTGATAGTGTTGGTATGTCTACTGAAGATTTTGCAGAATACAGATCTGAAATTGGTAAAGAACCTTTTGAATATGAGGGACATACTATAGTGGGTTTTGACGAAGATGCTTTTAGAGATTTCAGAGTGACGGGTGATAAAAAGTTTTT